GAATGAATTGTCAACTGCTGTTTGACCAGAATTTAAAACAATAATACCTGCATTACCAAATTGATTAATGTTGTTAAACGACGGTAGAGCTTGGTTACTCCAATTAATTCCTCTACCACCTTGTAAAGCGTTATACTGTGAAGGCGATAATTCAAAGTGAGTTGGCTCACCAATTAGATACATTACATTTGCTGAATTTGAATTCAGATATGTTAAAGCTTTACCGTAATTTGAATTTGTACCGTTCTGCCAATTTACGTCAACTGCTGTAACTGGGTAAACTAATGCACCGTAATTGGAACCAAAACCTTGTCCATTAGAACTACCATATGGTAATCTATATGCATTCACCACTGCGTTGGTGTTGAATAGAGGTTGTACTGATTCGTAAAAATATCTTTCTGCTGCATTGGTAGGTGTACCAAAAATGTTTTGCCATTCTGCTATACTCGTTACAGTAATAATTTCATCGGTTGGACCTTGTGGGGCATAGCCTGCGACTAAAATGCTTGTACCAGTCGGTATGTTTGCTGTTTGACTTAGATCGACTTCATTGATCTGAACACCGGGTGACGTAATTGAGAGAGCCATATGTTATTATTTATATTCTGTGGACAACTTTTTATATCAAACTGGCAAAGAATTGAGAGAAGGCAAACTCAAAAGTAGTCTCCATTTCCCCGGGTTCTCTATAGGAATACTCTATATTTCCCAATGATACTGGAAATGCTTTAGTGAATGTAAATTGAATAACGTTGTTGTCAAATTCGTCTTTCCCATACACGGTAAAATCGGTTTGATAAGACTGGGGTTGTAATGGGGTGGCTAATTTTCCAGCACTGTTTGATATGGTGCCGCTTGGTACATTTTGTGCAGCATCATATGTAGATTGTTGCTGGTCGTTTAAAAGATTTAACCAAGAATAAATTACCCAATAGTTATTAAATTGATTATCTACTGTAAAATTTACTGTTATGTTTGGGTAAGGTGGTCTTGCATTTGAAGAAACCTTATAACTTTGACCTGAATACTCAGCTACTAATTCCGGTACCTGTATTTGCGGCACTATAGAACCATATACTGAAAATTGTACAGAATTTTGATTTATAATGTCCTGCCCTCTAACGGATAGGTCATTAGTATTGTAATTTCTTAGTATTGGAGGTAAATTAAATACGAGTAGAAATTTATCTTTCCTACTTTTGTTAAGTGTAGATTGTTGAATTACTGGTATGTCTGCCATTATCGTAAAGGTTTAAACCCGGCTGCCAATAAAGAAGCCAAGTCATCGTCAACATTTACTCTATCTGAAATAATTGATGGCATTGCAGATGCCGTGCCATCTTTATCATTATAGAAGGAGTTAGGGTTTGTATAATATTTAATACCAAAATCTAATTGCTTTAATTTTAAAGGTCTACCATTAAAATCTGTTTGTATAACTTCAAAATGCTTTTCTACTATACCCTTCTCTAATATAATAAGAGACCAAACCAATGACATTACTCTATCATCATGATAACCAGCACCTTTTTTGGCTGACCACGTACCATTTGGATGTCTTACAAACGTTTTAAACTCTTTTAACAATGACATATCTCTTATTTGTACCACTTCTAACTGATTAACCCAATATCTTAAATTAGTAATGCCTGTATATTTGGTGTTTGTGTGGGATACTATACCAAGTACATCTTTTTCTCTACCTGCAGTAGATGCACCCCAGGATACTATATTATCATAGTCAAATTGAGCTCTTAAATTGTCTACAACTTGTGCACCGCAGTTATTTCTCTCAATACAAACAAGAGGTTTACCCCATTGTGTTAAAATTTCGTTTAACTTACTTGTAAAGTTAACTGGTGATATACCATTATTGTGATAACAAGCAACTTGTTTTATATTAGTAAGGTCACTTACATCCATTATTTGTATAACTGAAGCGTCTTTGTCTACACCCTCACTAACGTCCACCCCAACCGTATAAATTTTATTATCAGATGGTTCTTCCCATATAAGATACCTTCCTTCCTCCATTACATAAAGAGGGTCTTTAACATATACAGATAATTTTTCAAATAATTCATCGTTAATTGAACTTTCACCAGAATCTAAAAATTCGCAATTAAACTCTTGATTAAAAGCGTCTAAACTACCAATAGTTGCAACTGTTTGTTGTTTCCACTTTTCATCTCTACCAGGAATTTCATTCCATAAAATTTTATCACATGCCCAACCATTTTTAGCTGTTTCAGCTCCGGAGTACAAATTGTGAAACAAGTTACCAGTACCATTTGCAGTTGAAGCTATAAAGATTTTTGATTTCTTAGATGATGAAACGATTGGATATACTGATTTCCAAAATTCATCAACTAAATGCGGTTCAATAAACGCTAACTCATCTAATATAAGACAGTTAATGGATTGACCTCTTGCAGCGGTGCCTGTCGTGGTTGATATACCAATTCTACACCCATTTGCCAATGCCATGGACGTTTTTCCGTACTCCTTTACACCAGGCTTTAACCAATTTGGCAGTTCTTCATATGCTAATCTAATTCTTCTAAAAATTTCTATAGCTGTACCTTCTTTATTAGCTACAATTAATATAGACTGGTCTTTTTGAAAGCATGCAATCCATAGTGCATAGATTGTCATTAACGTAGTTTTACCAATCTGTCTAGATGCTAGTAATATTAAGAATCTATTATCTCTCATCTTTCTAAGCACTCTTTTTTGACATAAATGTAACTCAATACACTTTTTACCCTCGTCAAGAGATACTATATAGAAGTACTTTTCTGCAAAGTAAAGTATGTTTACTGCACACTTTTTAAGATCAGCCAACATCTCCGGCGTATACTCAAACTGTGAATCTACTGCCGGTAAGTTTGGGTTATTAAGGTAGTTCTGTTTGTTTTTAAGCACGGGCGATATAAATATTTAACACATTATGGCACATAATCTATTAGAGATCTGGGACGCTTACACAACTAAAGTCCTAACCGAGAAGACACTTCCAAAAGAAACTGCAAAGTTTGGAAAGAAGCCAGGTAAAGGGCCTGTTCAATTAAACAACCCTAAAGCTGGTGACATTGCTCACAAAGACACGTCGGGTCCAGAAGTAACTGGTAACTTTGATGGTCCAGCATTCAGCAGAAAAATTGATGATCTCAAGACCATGACACCTCAAGACAAAGCTAATAGACCATATGTAGCAGATCTTAATGTCTTTGATGTAGATGAAAAATTTGATAAAAATATGGAAAAATCAACAAACACCTTAATAAATAATTACATGAAATCTACTTTTAATCAGTTATTTGAAGAAGTTATGGGTGAGGACGATAAAGACCTCGAAGCACTTGGAGTAACACCAGACGCTGGTGCTCACGGTGAAGAAGGTGGCGATGAAGTAACAATTACTTTATCAAAAGATTTAGCTCAAAAGCTACATGATGCTTTAATGGCAGTGCTTGGCTCAGATGAAGAACAGCATCACGAAGGTGAAACTGAAATGACAGACGAGACTGAAGCTCAAGATGAAGACAATGAAGAATCTGAAGAAGAGGATTCAGAAGAGGAAGATTCAGAAGATGAAGATGAGGATACAATGAAAGAGTCTTCAGGTGTTCAATATAAAGTTACAAAACCAGAACCAGACGGTAAAGAAGTTCCTGATAATGACGGTTTACAGATGGTTAACAAAGCAAAGTACGATGTTTCATCAACTCAATCAGGTGAAGAAACAAAGAAGCTAATGAAAGTTGGCGCTAACAAGGCTAAGTATTCAGGCTTTAAGTATAAAGTAGATGCAGATGGCTCAGAAGTACCAGACAGTGCAGGACTTGACTTAACAAAGACAGGTGCTACATCAAACGTACCAAAGAGCATGATTAAGGGTAGAAATCAGCCAGCATTTGGTGTTACAGGTTCCTCTTAATAGAATTAAGTAGATTCAAAATTAAGCCGCTAGCAATAGCGGCTTTCTTTTTGTCTGTATTAAATAATAACATGATGTTGTTTAAGGAGTTTCACAAAGCTCAATTGAGTTTAAAAGGATTTAACCCTCGCCACCGTAAACCTATGATTGGTGCTACTGATGGTAATAAAACTCACTTAAACACCGTAGCTCAGAGACATGTAAACGACAATACAAAGAATCATAAAGTGGAAGTGCTAAAAACTAGACCAGGTAGATTCCATTGTGACCAAAAAGACATTGAATATATTGTAAGAACATTTTTAAAAGGTAGAATGCCATCACATAATGAAATGAAAACATTGGGTGGTAAAATGAATATGAGGTTTTACTTTGACGGTAGACACGGTAAGTGGGTAATAGAAAAACAATAATATGAGTAATGATTGTCCATATCCAGGAGTTTCAGGACCTGCTCAATTTCCTGGCATTTTAGATACAGATCAAACCTGTTTTAGATATGTCGATAAAGACACAACAGGTAACGAACAATATCTGTTTAGCAACTATTATAGAGAACAGATTGCACAGTATGGTACAAGAATTACCTATTATGTAAATGCTTATAACGTACTAAGTGCTGATAATTTCTACGGTGAAGATCCAACACAGTCATTTATGCCTGGCGTTGATGTCAATGTAATAGTTGAGTTGACGGAAAACGCTAATGTACTTTCTAAGTTTGGTTTCCAAGCTGATGATGCTGTTACAATCCGTATGCATATTTCAGCTTTCCAAGATGCGTTTTACGATTTAAATATTGATTACGTTTCACCAACTCAGCAACTTTCTGCTGGGGTACCAGATAACTTAAACACTGAAGATTGCTTAAACATTATAACAGAAATGGCAAATGTTTGGGAAACTCAATACCAACAAACACAACCAAAATCAGGAGATGTATTTGCATTGACTGAATACGGAAGAGGTAGAGTAAATCCAAGAGGTGCTAAGTGGTTTGAAGTTACAGAAATTTTAGATGAGGATATTTCTTACGCCAATCAATTAGGTGGTCACTATACTTGGATTATAAAGGGTAAGAGATACGAATATAGCTACGAACCAGGCTTATCTGCAGAAAAGGGTGATTCTCAAGTTTACGACAACGCATACAGTGGTATATTATCTGGTGGTTCTCAACCAGTTTCAGAACCTAAAAAGTATAATGAAGAGTGGGCTGAACCTGGTGTAACACAATCATTAAAGTCAATTAATGATGTAAGTATCACCCAGGTATTTGATCAACCAGCTCGTAATAATACAAGCGTGTACGGCCAGTATTAATTTTCAAAGAAAGCTGACTTGGCGTGTATGGTGTCCTTACCTAATTTCTGCCAAGCAAGTACTTGATACTTCATATCCTTTTCTCTTTCTTTAATGTATTTGTGAAATGCAAGAGGTTTAATCCACATTGAACTTTTATCTGGATCAATTCCTAACTCTTCTGCTTTATCACAAGCAATGTTTACTGCTTCATGTAAGCAAGCAAATCTAGCCAAAAAATCTACCGATGTATAATCAAATACCACATCTTTAATGTCCATATTTGATTCTATTACTTCTTCTTCTTCAATTTGTTCCATACAACGATTGTAGCGTTTTTCCCATTAATTGGATCTTCATATCTTTATCGTTGTATTCATAATTATTGAGTAAATTAAACAAACTAAATGCTAAATCTTTAGTTATTTTCTTGTTTGCTAAATAAATTGCTTCGTCTGTCTTATTTGAAGTGTTGGCGGTTTTGTGATTATCAAGAATTGCTATTATAATACTGAGCATTATTTTAAGTGTTGTAGATTTACTAAGTTTTTCTGTACCAGAACCTAATTTTAGCTTGTTAACCTGTTCAGGGTTAAGTTCATAAAACTTTATAATTTCACCAAACATAGTATCCATGTCTTTTATCTCAGGATTAAACACCTTATCAAAAGATGTAGCAGGTACTATAGTTGTTCTCTGTTCAAGCTCTGTCATTAAAGTAAATTGGTTCAGTTATTAATACTGTTTTAACATCCACAACAGCTTTAACGTTTTTACCACATGTATTGCAAGAGTAAACAACATCTTGATCGAATCTCATTTCAACTTCTTGCATGTTTTTCTGTCCACATGGGCATTGAATTGTAGCAATTTGTTTATTTTCTTCTCTAATTTGCTGTATTCTAAGTAATTGAGCTTTTTCAATTAAGCTGTTTTCGTAAACTGTATTTAAAAAGTAAAAAAACAAAACTTGCAATATAAAAGCAAGTGCAAAAACGTACCAGAAATGAGTTGCAAAGATTAAACCAAACAACACGCTTACTAAACTGGTAATACCTAAAGATATCAATACTCTGTTTAACATTATATGATTTTATCTAATTCCCTACTGATATCAACTATAGCTTTATCTACTATCTCAAGTCTTCTGCTAGCATATGCTATATGATGTAAATATTGTTTACGTTTTTCAGGGTCTTCCACAATTGCTTGTATATTATTGCCAGCATGTGATAGAATAGAACGTAAATTTGATGAAGCCAAGAACATATCAGATATTACTTCATCTACTTTGTCTAAAGGTTCAATTTTCCTTTTAGGAGCTTGTGAATTATCTTTATTCTTATTAGCATCTAACATCTGCCTGACTTTCAAAGCCTCAGGTGATGTATCCCCTTTACTGTCCTTTTTAGCAGTAATACCCATTACTTGCCTATTACTGTTTGGATTCATTTGATCTTCGAAAATCAGCTTTTTCATATTAAATATTTAAGGAGATTGTATAAATAATACATATATGAGCAAATACGTCAATAGATTTAAAAGGATTCTTGTCGAAAAAGACGAAGAAATGACAGACCAACAAGCAATGGCTGCTACTTTAGATAAAGGCACAAATCCTACAGATCTTGACGTACCAAACGTACCAGAAGCAGGTGCTCAAATGCAACCAACATTAAGCGGCATACAAAAACAGATGTATGATGAGTTAAAAGGTTGGACAGTGAAAATAGATGAATTTACAAAGTTTTTAAACAGTACTGAAGCAACTAGCGTTCAAAGTAAATTGAATTCAGCTGAACCAGATACGTTGTTTGATAAAATTGCAACTGCAGAAACGAAAAAAATTGCAAGAGTTGCAGCTGAGTTAGTATCTTTTAACGAACAGTTAAAGGGTTATTTAGCTACAGCACACGATCCAAAATATCGTTATCAATAATTTCTTTTATTCTTAATATTAGTTAATATTAATTTACCTTTTAATCCCGAATATGTGTTTTGTAAGACCATTTCGGGATTAATACTGTCTAACCCTTTAGCTATACAGTACTCATTCACGTCTTTAAAGTCTTTTAGTTCTTCTGGCCAGATAAAAATACTTTCTCCGTTATCTAACAATATGGAACTCTTCTTTAACGACGCATTATCATTCCATTGGTTATCTAAACACCAAATTTTCTTATAACTAGCCAACTGACCAATCTGTTTTTGCTGTAAAGGTGTAAATGTGCGGGAACTATCCTCAGCAATACCACACACTGCTAAACCATTCTTAATAAAATACGAGTCTATAGGTCCTTCAAATATAAAAACATACTCTAAATTAGGGTCTATATTATGTACACCATACAAACTCCTTTCACTCTTAACTTTACTCAAGTACTTTGGTTTAATCTTATCATCTGCAGGCAATAATGTCCTGGTTTGATAGTGAATAATATCCCCATTTACATCATAAAAGGGTAATACTAATCTATTCTTATGTACCTTATCAGTTAACGATAGGTATAACGTTTTTGGTCTGTTTATTGCAGTGTCTAACCTTCTTTTCTTCAGTAAATTTAAACATATACTAACAACTGCATTGCTATTATGGAACTTTAACTGGTTTTCATCACTTAAGTTAATGCAATCATCTGGTAATGAAGGGGTATGAACCTTTTCAACAGTTTCTTCTTTAATAATGGGAACTACAGTGTTATCCAGTTTCTTAATTTCGTTAATTACTTCATTA